CAACATTACCAAATCTTGGATTATTGGCGTCGTAGAAAATACCGCCTACCGAGGGATCACCTAGAGTACCAAAACCTAATGAGTTTGGAACAGCGTCGAAGCCGAAGAATTCAAAGATATCTACGTTAACCAACATCCTCCCTTGCCCGACAATAGCCCCCAATAAGTCAAGCTGAGCACCAACTGCTGTATCAAGGCTGCGCTCTTGCATCAAAGCCTTGTACTGTTGTTGAATCTCTTGGAATTCACTTAGTAGCAGTTGTACATATTTATCAAATACTGGTTGATCTTCGAACTGAATCGTATAGCGACTTCTTGCTTCGTCGAGGTATTGAGTTTCCTCAAATGGATTCACTGCCATATAACCTCCTACACGAATACAATGTTAACTGCCTGAGTCTTGGCAATTTCATCGAAGTTCGTGGTTACATTACTAAACCCGAGGTTATCAGACGATGTTCCAATTCTCAGCGAATTAACTTGATGACCAGCTACTGTATTGATTGGTGTATACAGACGGCTATAAACAACATCATCGTTGATTGTCAAGCTGTTTATGTAAGAAATGAGGGCTTCCCTGATTTTATTCTCACCATCTTCAGGAAATCTGCTATCAGTTTGAATAGACAGCTCGATGAAGATGGGAACTTCAACCGGACGAGAGAAGTTTACTGTTCGCACATACCCAAAAGAATCTACAATGTCAATAGCTGTGTTACCTTGACTACCAATTCCAGCAGGTCGATTTTGCCAGATAGCTTTGGCGATGTCTGATTCAAGCCCACCGTCTACAAGAGTGAGGAAAGAATGCGGATTGACACCAATCTCATCAACTTCGTCCGTATCATTCTCGTAGATGACTACGTTGGTGACACCCTCTAAGGAGAAGATTGAACTATATAGCGACTCAACAATATTGGTAGCAAACTGAAACTTTGTGTTTCTCCAACGTGCTCGTAGTTGCTCGTCCGTTTCTTCATATCTGCCAACCGATGCAGCTTGTGGGTTTGTAGCACTATCCCAACCAAGTACAGGGGTTCTGATTGTAGCAATGGTGTTTGCAGCCTGTTCAATTGGTCCTGCAACCGATGCCTCTACAGCTACCGTCTTAACAACTTTACTAATTGCTAGGTTGTCACTAACTTCAAAATCAAAGAGCTGAAAGTTAGTGACAGGTCTGATGAAGAGTCTTCCGTTCTCCCTGCTTGTGTATAAGTCTTGGTGGTTGTTCTGTACCTCTGTTTCAACCGCAGAGTAGATTCCTTCAATTGAGGGGGTGCTGGTAGATGAAACAGTGATTGAAATGTAGCTCGAATCTGAAGATGCTCTATATCGGATTGTATAGCTATTATTAACATCCAGTGTTACAACGTTGATGCCGACACCTACAGTTTGAGTGGGGTTGAAAACAACATCGCTTACTGTGCTGTAATCAGTAGCGGTTATATCGCTTCGCACAACAGAAGCTGAAGGAATAGTGATTCCAACAGAAGCAGTAAGGTACATATCTGCCCTACTGGGCAACTGAGACAATCGCGTGATACCTGACAGGGCCACTATATTATCCAGAGGAATTCCAGTGGCTGAGTTTGGATCAAAAGCTGTGTACACTTGTTGTAGAGCTTCCCACAGATCAGCTTCAGCCGGAGCGACGAGGGCAATAAGCCTCCCAAGTGCTGAACTGGCAGATGTGTCTACTACATCACCAACGGAAACGAGGTCTTGGAAAAGTTCAACCGCCTTGGCTCTGTTGTCAGCTAAAACTTCGGACAGGCGTTTAATCACCAAGCCTTCAGGTGTAATACCTGCCATAAATTAAGCCCCTATGTTGTTAATTTCTACTGAAGCAATTTCACCATTCGTACAACGAACACTGAATTTTGCGGAATAAGTTCGATTGTCTAAGCTAGATGAGTAGCTTAGTATCTCAGCAACACCACTCTCTTCTAGGATTTTTTCTTGAAAGATTCTGTCAGCGACAGATTTTCGTGTTTTTCTTCCTAGGATGCGTTGGAAATAAGGAATGCCATACGTGGTGTCTAGGAACCACTCTTCTTGGAATGTACGAAGTAGGATGAACAGACGCTGTTGGACATTTTCCGTAAACGGCTGTGTTACATCGGTCTTAGTTAGTGGTCCATTGTTCCAGATAATGTCGCCAACAGAGTAATCTAATTTAAAATCCATTACTGCGGACCTCCAGTTGTGCTAGGACCAGACTGGACCCCTGTATGAACGTGACTATCAAACACAATTCCATTTGAATTAAGAACGCCTGCGTGTGTAATATTCCCAACCCACTCTGTATCTGCAACTTCAACGGACATATAGGATGCCGACACTGCAACATTTTCAGCTTGAAGTTGAACGTCTGCGTTAGTCTTAATTAGGAAGTTACCTTCAGTGGTCATTCTCATTTCAACTTCGTTAGCTGTTCCAATATTATGTGCAACAACAGTATCTTTTGTGCTGTGAGGCCAGAATCGTGAAGACGCGTTGTTCACTGAAATGCTTGAAGGTTGAAGACCGGGGACAAATATAGCGTCCCCTTTGTCAAACTTGGCAAAGTTTAGCGGCGCAGACGGGAATCCTTGACTGTTCTTCCAAGCGTCTAAGTTTCTCATCGAAAAGATTGCAAGACCTGTATCACCAGCTTGGATGGGGAAGGTAAAAGCTGAGGTTCTACTGCAAGGAAATATAACAGGGACACCTAAGATTGGAGTTCTCTCTTTTACAGTGCCGTCCTTAGTTCGTTGATTGATGCTTGGTTGGATGTTAACCATTGCACCATTTAAGCTATCAATAACCCCGAGTACCACACAAGGAATAGCCGTCCATATTTCATTCAGGAGTTTGTTTGATTGCGCATTAAGTGATTCTTGAAAAAGCTCTTTCATTTTGTACTCACCACCTTTTCAATGGCGCTGGCCTTAACCTCAGTAAACCAATCGTTGTCCCTCCACCCACCGAAATGCCGTACATCATCAACCTTGTACCAACCCTCAATGAGTGTGTCTTCCAGTTTAACGATAGAGCCAGCAACGATGTCTGGATTTAAGAGCATTCTCCACTGGACGCCTTGCTTCTTCACTTTGTCTTTCTTTGATCGTCGCGCATCTGATGTAACACGATAAGCATTCTCAATCAGACCCGTGTATCTCGATACTACATAAGCCTGATTGAAGTTTTCGTCATTCGCTCTGTCTTTGTCGTGAACATATAGAACATCGTCGTCTACTTGCCAATCAAGCTGGTATTTCTCGCTCAACTCATTTAGCATCTGTTTAGGAGTGCCGATCAGCGGATAACCATACAACACTTGGTTGTTTAGATTTGTGCCGTTGTATACACCACGAGAAACCCCCGGAAGATTCTTACGGATATCTTCTAAAACCGCTTTAACATCTCTGCCGGGACTGGTGAGCTGGTTTAGGAGTGTATGGTTAAGATCAGTATAACCACTACCCATACGTAGTTGAGTAATCCTGTCTGTTCCACTTTTTCTGGTAGTTACTAGGTATACCTGCCCAGCAAAAAGCTGTTTAAGTCCAATATCTCTATATCCTACAGAGAATGAAGCGAACGGGTAATCTGTATCCAAGACTCTCAAAGATTCGTCTGAAAGGTTATATATCTCTATAGCTGCGGAGTTTGTTTTATCTTTATTGTTGGCAGACTTACTAACATCAAACGTAACTTGTAAATTTTGGATTAGTAGTCCATCCCCACTCTTCCAATCCCCGATTGTAAGAGAGTATTCCCTGTTACGTTGAAGTAGCATTCTTATTCTCCGTCTTCGTAGATATAAAACATCCTATAATACTTAGCTAAGTCTTTAGGGTATGTCTTGTAAAATTCATCGCCAATCTCAGGAATTGGCTCCATCCAAAAGAATCCTGTTAGTTCGTCAATCGCGTAGTCTTTTAGTAATGGGAAGTTGGGCACAACAGCTTGACCTCTCACCAATGCCTTGCCTTCTGCCGTAAACAAAGAGAGTGTGTACAGCTCCATTCTACTATTATACAGAAACTCAAGATTGTACGAATTACCCTCTAGAGTGATTGAATACCCATAGTAATCGTCTTCAAATAGCGGTATATTTACGTATCTAAGTGTCATAGTTCATCCGCCGCTCCTCTCAGAGGGTCTGTGTCTTTAGGAGCACCATCGTCCCCTGCTGTACCAATTGTACTATCTTGCTTACCCTTACTAACCTTACCAGATGCTTTACCTTGGAGTTCAGAACGAATGTTCTCTGGGATTTGTGTCTTTTGAAGGGTTACAAAATCCACTTTCTCCAATGTTAAATCACAGAATAGCCCATACCCCGTGTTGATATCTTCTCTGATACTAATACTTGTGACAACAAGGTCACGAACAATATTAGTTAGATTTAGCTCATAATACTCGTACAACGAGACAACTTGAATGTTGCTGTCGTATTGTCTGGTATCTTGGTTATATACTCGACCAGTTACAAGGTTTTGAAGAATGCGCTTAAGGTATGGAAGATAGTCTAGGCGTTCTTCCTGCATTACAACTTCTGGTTCAGTGTTAGGAAGAAACTGACCAATGCTGTTTGGAATGAACCTTTTTACTTTATCAAACAGTCCATTGCTTTGCATAACGTAGACAGGCTCAGTGACCATATCTACGTTGTATGGAGCAACACCATCTAAATCCATAATAATGAAGGTTGCATCGCTAACATCAACTGCCGACAGTATGGCTGAGATGTTATATACTGAGTTTTCTTTAATAAAGTGGTCAGTAATTCTCCCACCACCATCTACGGGGTGCTTAGTAACCTGACCACGATGTTGTTCAGAAAATGAAGTTACAGCATCAAAATAGATAAAGCCACTTGCTTCATTCTCAGCATCAGTAGGCGTCCAACGAAGGGCCAATGTCATGTTGTTCTCCTATTATTCTAATTCTGGGTTTTCGGCATTAGCGGCCTTAAACATGTCTTCAAGTTTAATACGAACAACCTCGCCCACCTTATCTGGGTTGGTTGCATCATAGATGTTGAAAGTTGCGGTAACTTGTCCAACCTGCTTATCCATAGGGAAAATCCCTATCGGATTCGGATGGCCTTCTTTAGCTGCTTGGGCGGCAGCCATCTGCCGTTGAGCTTTTTGTTCTGTCTCATAATCTAATTGAGATTTTACAGGCTTTGTGCTGAACAAATCTCCGGTTGTATAGTTATCATCAACACGGGAATCAAGCTTGGCGAGAATACCCACCCCCGCCCGATTTGCTTCATTTAGTACAACTTTTGCTGGAGTTGTGGCCGTGGTGACTGCGGACCTTAAGTTGTCCCATGCTGCGCTATAATCTCCAGAGATAGCTGCTTGGGTGGCAGCTAATCTTCTTTGTGTGGATTGCTCAGCCTGCTTATCCATAGGGAAAATCCCTACCGGATTTGGGTATCCTTCTTTAGCTGCTTGGGTGGCAGCTAATCTTCTTTGTATTTTTTGTTGAGTAGTCCAATCTTCTGTTACACTGAACCTACTAAGTTGTGGTGGCACAGTTGACCCAACATCTACTCTCGGATCAATAGCTTCCAGCAGCCTTGTACCTCCCCTCAGAGCAGCATTTACGCCCGCCCTTCCTGGGGCCGTAAGCGTGTTGGCATACCTCTTGCCTGCTTCAGCAGCCATCTCCCCAGCTTTTCCAAAATCGCCCTCAACTAAAGCATTCAATGCCCCTGCACTGTTTGAGATTGTAGACATTGCAGTCATAAGGCGATCTAGTACGGAACTAGATTCTAAAGTTCCCAAAAGCTGTTGCCAACCAGTAATAGAGTTCCCCAACAGGGTGTTGACTTCTGTAAAAGCTTGTTTAGTAGATTCCAACCAAAGAAGAGCTTTACTTCTTGTCTCTTCATCTGGAAAGAGTTTGTCACCGAGGAAGCTATCTCGCCCCTGAAAGAATCTTTGCAGTGACTGAAAGCTAAGCATGGCTACAGAGACATATTTAGTTATTTCATCAAAGCCTTTGGCTAATGATTCAACCAGAGGACCAGCCTCACGGGCACCATCTGCCATTGCTCTAAACAGACGCGAGAAACCACTCTCGACACCAGATTCACTTGCCACACGAGCCAACTCGTTATAGGCATTTTGAAAACGGGCTTGCTCAGCTTGTGACGCTTTTTGTGCCGCAGATAGACCGGGTTGTGCCATCTCCTCAGCACGTTGCCCTGCGTACAAAAGAATATCACCCTTTACTTCACGCCGCTCCATTGCGCTGCGAAGTTCTTGAATTGCTTCGCTTCCAGTTTTACCGCCCCCGCGTCCCTCTGCGGCAAGCTTACGTTGGTATGCTTCAGCAAAGACAGCAACACCCCCCGGAAGAGCTTCAGCAATCTGACCAGTAAGTTCTTCTGACATCAACTGGTTCTTACCAGCTACTTGACTCAGTGCCCGAAACAAACGATTCTGAGAAGTGCGGTCAAGCTTATTAACACGGGCCAATTCAGAGAAGCCTTGAAAAACTCCCTGACTTTGCCCAACTGTCATTCCCGCACCAGTCAGGCCGGAAATCAGTTTGTTGTAATCAGGAATAGCCTCAAGCCAGTTGAAACCTACTCGTTCCCCTTGTGCTCTAAGCCAGTCGAAAGCCTCTGTTCCCTCAGCGGCACTACCACCAGCTTGTTGTACAATAGCGGATGTCTGTAGCTGGGCTGAGACAATCTCTTGGTTACGGCGATTAAGAGCACCAAGACCATATCCACCACCAGCTACAGCGACAAGTGGCATATAAGCACGGGCAGTAAAACCACCAACACCGCCAGCCACTCCTGCTTGACGTGTGCTAATACCACCCCGACCATTTACGTTGGGTGTAATATCTGCTTGTGCGCTAGCAGCTCTAGCAGCATTACGCATAGCTCTTGTCATCTGTCGAGTGAGGCTTACTTGGTCAATAACAAAGCGATCAATTGAGAAAGCAGTTGTCATGCTGGCTCTATCTAGAGCATTACCTAGGGTAAGGTTTAACTTACGCTGGTCAACAACAAACCTATCAATTGAGAAAGCAAGTTTCCCAGCAGAGAATTTAGCTAGTTTCTTCTCAAGAAGTTTTAGGTTCTTATCTAGCTGCTTCCACTTAAGATTAAAATCTACTCCAACCGTATACTTGGCAATTTCCACGCTAGATTACCTTTATCTTGTTAATCTTTTCTTAGCCTCGGCCTCTGCTTCAGCAGCTTTCTTAGCCTCTTCTTGTAATGTGTCATAAACATCGATCACTTCAAGCATGTCGTAGAGGTCTTTAAGTGTTCTGCATGTAGAGAACTCACCTATCAGATGTAATCCGCCAAGCTTGTGTGTAGCCACACGATAAATCTGCCAAGGGATAGAAAAATTATCCTCTACCTCCTTTTCAACTTTTGACTTGACGGTTGGTACAGATTTGTCTTTTATTACTCGTCTGTACCGCTTTCCGTAAAAAGGTCGGGCATGTTCCACTGAATAATCTGATTGGTCAGCTCATACAAGTGGGTAGTTCGACGGGCAAAGATAATGTCAAAAGAGTTCTTATCAATATTCTTATTCTTATAAGAAACACTACCAATAATAATACGCTTGATAAGCTCTACAGACGGCACACCACCAGTCTTCATAAGCTCTTGTTGAACTTCAAGAGAGACTGTTGCGGGCATTGCATCTACAAGATAAGTTTCACCATCAAGTTCGATGGTAGTTTGCGGCAAAGCCATGATCCCAGCTTTACTAGCCATAAATTATTTCCTCCGGTTTATTTCTAGAAGATACTCGACACACTATCAAATAGGCTATCAAGTACAGTTTTTGGTCTGGTATTACCACCAACCTTAAAGTCTCTGACGCTTTGACAAAAGATACTCCAAGTGCGAGTTTCAAATTGTCCACTAAAAGTGGCATCTGGGAAGTTGGTAATATATGCATCACTGCTGCTAAACACACTCGTACCAGATGAATCCTTCAGCATCACACTAAGCTTGCCTGTACCCATCTCAATGTCCATTGAATGGATGGCTGAGAGAATATCATTTGCAGAGCTTGTTTGAATAAGCTCAAACTGAATAGTGCAAGACTTATCTGGATTTCTAACCCTCGTGTGTTTTCCCCTAATTCCGGGGACAGTGATAAATGAGGGACTTGTTTTGATAATCGAAATACTATCCCATCCGACGATTTGGAAGTCATCGATTACCAGTGTTACTGAAGATGGGGAATACGTTACAATATCAGCCATTCACCACCTCAGAAGATTCCATTAAGTGAAGGAAGGGCAGCGGTGGCAATTGAAACAATAGAATCAATCGTACTACCTCTTTCCTCATTACCGCCAACATTGAGCGCTGCTTGTGTTGCCTTAAAAACCCAAGTACGAGTTTCAAATCTATTAGAAAGTGTCAACGGTGGGATGTCTTCAATCCAAGCAGTTGCTGAAAAGAATAAAGATGTTCCACTGCTGTCCTTAATCATAATAGGCATTTTGGCCATCTGCGTGATTTCATCAGCAAGATAGAGCTTTGTTAAGGCATCATTACTTGAGCTTCCGCTATACAAAGTAACCTCAACTGTGTAAGTTGTGTCTTTCGTATACAAGCGACTGACAACGCTATCTGCTGTTCGTCTACTAGCGAAAGGAACTGTATCTTTTCTAATAGAGACGAAAGTTCCATCAGCATAGCCATTTAGAGACAGAAGTCCCGCAACGGTGATTGTCACATCTTCAGGAATATAGTTTGCGATTTCCACAAAACTCTCCGTCTTATTAGATTAAAGAAAAGGGAGACTTGCTCTCCCTCTCCATTACAGACGCCAGCGAGCGTCTACTTGACCACCAACAGCTTCAACAGCAGCAACAGCAGCGTCATCCATCGGGGTATTGCCGCCAATGAAATTGTCTGCGTTGTACATGAAGAAGGTCCAGTCTCGCATCTCAGTAGTATTACTCAGAGTTAGGTCTGGGGTAGTAGCAATAATCGTTTGATTCGAGAAGAACAAAGTTTGACCGCTGTTGTCCTTGATTTGGCAAGAGAAGACCCACTCGTTACCATCGGCCTCTTCATCAGCTCGTTGCAACTGTTGCAAAACAGTGTTTGAGGCAGCAAACTGGTGAAGGCTAATAGTGACGTTCATCGAGCGATTACGACGCTTAACACGACCACCCGTGATGTCACTGCCGATGTAGGGTTCGGAAGCAGCGACAAGGCGAGTTGCGGAGATAAAAGTACCTTCGGCAAAACCCGTTACTTGGTGAACAAAACTTCCTTTCGAAATAACAATGGTAACAGCTTCAGGAGAATAGTTACCGATTACAATATCAGCCATTTATAATCTCCTTAAACGCTGAGGTAGCCTTCGATTTCAACCTTACGGATAGAACCTGCAAGGCGAGCACGGAAGACAAATACGCCAGCAGTACGCTGAGCACGAAGGTTTTCTGGAATGGACAGTACGTCAGGAACAGAGACGTTCCAACCACGATCAATTGCACCATTAGCTTCCGCTTGAGAAAGTACAGTGCGAATTTCGTTCTCAATAATAGCCAGACCCGGATTGGTCATCGGAATCTTCAAGCTATTAATCAGACGAAAATAAATACCTTCCTGCAAGCGAGCATAAAGCCAGTCGATTACAATCTGTTCGTCGATAGGAAGACCATCAAACATGTTACCGTCTTGCATGATATTGACACCACCAATCTCAGTGTAGAAGTTGAGGTTCTTTTCACGCAGATTAGTTTTAGCTGTTGCGCTAAGCTTACTTACAGTAACTCCATTTACACGCTTGAAGTCCCAATCGTTTGAGCCGGGGGTGTAAGCAAGCTGAGCACCTGCCCAAGCAGCTTCCGGGTAATCCGAGTTAGCAGTTGGGAGGTAAACACCATAAGTGCGGCCAGCAGACTTAGCACTTAGGATGGCACCAATGTCTGTGGTTCCGGTAGTCGGTGCAACAGTGTCGGAGGTAGACACACCGTAAATCTTACGAACAGCACCAATAGCATCTGACAGTGCTTCTTGATCAGCAGCAACGTGAGTTTCTGCAATAAGCAGATACCAACTATCGTTGTCTTCAGTTACAGCATCAAGAGCTTCAACCCAACTCTCCAATGCGTCTTTACGACCTACAACAATACTAGGTGGTACAGCACCAACGCCGGATTGACCAAAGAGTTTAGTGGCAATCTTATAGACGTTATCAGTGCTGTCAAAATCTGCTGCTACACCTTGCATATCGGTGTAGATACGAGTACGCTCTTCGAAGTTAGTAAATGTTGCTAGAATCAGGGGGATTTGGAAACTAGCCGTGGCCACGGGCTGTGAAGCTCGGGTCAATGTAATGCGAATGATCGAATCCAAGTCGCTCATATTAATCCTCTTTTATTGGGTAGGAGTTGGAATGGGAGTTGTATCAGGAACGCCGAAGGTTTCATTGTAAACTTCAACTCCACCCTCATTTTCAACTATGCCGTTGATAATCGCAGACTCGAAATAATCAATCTGCTCTTCACTAACAACTTGATAAGTGAAAGTGATATCTAATGTGTGGTAATCAACCCACCTTGTCTCTCTCTTAACAGGACTATAAGCAATGTTTCCTTTACGAATAAACCCAAGCTTTTCCTGTCGGAAAACATCTTGAATCAAAGGACTGTACAGCTTGTTAGAGAGTGTGTGGGCCATGTCACCACTATCTCTGCCTACAAAGAGAATCCTGAACTCTACTTCGTAGGCAGAAGAATAAGAAACTTTAAAATCGGTGCTAGTGAGAGTTGAGGAAGAACCTCTACCTTGACTGTAAACACCGAGAACAGAGATAACGACATAGCTGTCATCTGGCTCTGTACCGTTCAAATGAGAGAAGATAATAGGAGATGTATCTTCATTGTGTGTAGGATAATAATCTTGCAATGAAGCCCATACACCCCTACGAACAGCTTCTTTTATTGTTGTATAAACTCCTGCCATTTATCACCCCTTCTCAATTTTGAACTTAACCGAGTTTTTCATTGTCTCTGTTTCAATCAGAGGATCATTAAACCCTTTCAGTTCTACGGTAAGGGCTGCGTTAGGTGGAGAAGACCACTGTTCAATAATTTCTTTTGTATCTTGTACTAAGAAAGTTCCAAGCTTTGCATATTCTTGTTGGACGGTTGAAAGATTAAGGATTATTCGTCGAGCCGCTTCTTGATAATCTTTCCTGTACGGGGTGCTTCTTACAACACCAGTCAAACCCTGAGCACCGGACATAAATGGGCGAGCGGGGGGTCCAAGACCAGCATCTTGAACTCGGGCAATGTAGGCAACAAGAAGATTTTCATTTTCAGGACCGTAACGATCTTCTTCAAAGAAACCGACACTAAGCTGAATGGAATCTGCTTGTCGGAATTTCTTCTTCATTGCTTCCCAAACTTTCTTATCAACCTTCAAACTCATGGGGTTGACCCTATCCTAGCTGCCCAAGCCTCAAAGTGGTCAAGAATACCCATATCCCAGCTCTGAACTTTCATTATCTGGTAACGATAACCCTTCCAAATAAATTCATCGGCATCATATCCCTGTGCCCCCTCTTGCTTTGTTCTTACAAGGTCAGTTGTCCAAAGCCTATACCACTCGCGGGTGCGATCAGATTCAGGCATCATTTGAACTTCAGAAGGTTTCAAAGGTTGAATGTTTGCACGAATTGGCACTTCAACTATTGGTCCTTCTACCCACACACCACGGACATAAGAACCCGCTTCTTGTCGGTAGATGGTAAGGGGGACTGTTCTAGTCAGGAGAAATCTTGGAATAGACATTCA